TGACAATTCCGGGCGTGGGATCAAACTCGTCATAAGTGAACTCACGGCCTTCATCATAGAAGGCAGGGCAATTGAGAAGATCATCGATAGGTGGCAACGAATCTAACCAGTCCGAAAAATCGGAGACGTTAGTGAGAGGTAGCTCCTCTACAGCAACAACATCCATCCACCCTGCGGTCTTGTTAGGGTACTGTTCTTCCACAGGGGCATCATCACCCCAACGTTTGATCGTGTTGGTGGTGGTGAAACCAGGAAGGGCGCGCATGACGGCGGCGCACAGTTTACCCAAAAGTGGGGTGGCGGAGTCGGTGTAGGAAAACGAAAGTGCTTTTTCGAACAACTTCTGAGACGGCGAGAGAGGCACGGAGACTGTAAGGTGTAGTTTCTCCAATTGTCTGCGCAAAGAGCACATAGAATTGGGGTCACCAAGCCAAACGTCCGGACCATAAATGCGAGCGAGGAAGTTTACGCCAATGTCGGCAGTGCCACGGCTATAGATTGGGCACTTGAGGATGAAACCAATGTCGCGAGCAGCGCGAACAAGGATCTCGTCCCCCATGTCACCAATCAAGCCGTCATCACCACCAGCGATAACATAGGCGTGAAGAAACAACCAAGCAGACTCATAGTCACGGTTATTGGCGAGCGCCTTGGCATAGAATATCATAAAGAGGTTTATGATGGTATTCCAAACCGAGGTGCCCATTTCACCGGAGCCACGCGTGTCTTCCTGTTCGTAACGGAAGCCGTGGGTCGTCACACCCACGTTTCCATGTGAGAGGTCATGCGCCTCGACGAATCCGCTAACGTAGCTTGGTGCGAAGAAACGGCACCCTACGGCTTTTTCAAGCTGGCGGCTGAAATTGTTGACAAACCCGTCCATACGATGGATATCTGGGCAAGCAACAATCTCAGAGACGGAGCAAATTCCGGCGACACGGTCGGCAACCTGACGTGGAGTTCGTCCAAAGGCATAGAACGGGTACTGCTTCATATGATCCATAAGAGGATAGATGTAATGGGCGTACTCGATCTTAGTCTTCGAACTAAACGTCGAAATGTTGCGCGGGTCCGTGGGCTTTCCATAAGCTTCGGCTTTCATAAACGTCTTGACGATGCGTCCCACAATCCCAAGTAATCCAGCCTCAAGCAAGTCACGCTTTTGGCCAGGTTTGATCTGCTTTTCAGCAACGGCCTGGAAATCATAGGGAATAGCAAGGTGCGGCTCTGGAATGAGGCGCGCAACAAACTCCTCCAAACATTGCTGCTTGAAAGGAGTCATCTTGAATTCTCCTAAAATTGTCTGGACCTGCTCACGTGGTAGCAACACTCGGCCTATGATTGATTGATCTGAAGATGCTTTATTCTTAACTGGAACGAACGCAGGTGGCACACCGAACGGCTTTGCAAAAGCGTTGAGAACTGGCTTATCCGTTGGATCGGGAGTCTCAAACGCAACCTGCGTCATAAGGGGTGTAGGAACAATATGCATCGGCTCAACATTTCGGTCAATGGTGGTGTTCAAAAATTCCGTAAGGAAGGGCGCAATGATGTCTTTGTGGGCATCAAGTGCTTCTTTAGGAACGTGTGAAACCATAGACTTAGTCTGGTAAGCGTTCAACTTCATCTGTGGCGAAATATTGCGCGTCGAGAGCAAAGAATCAAACACATACGAGGGAATGGTGCAAGAGGTTTCCGTATTGAGTGGAGCAACGGAAACAGTCTTGCCCTCAGGGCTGTAGCATGTCACTTTCGCAAACTTACCGATGACAGGGTCAAGACGGTTAAGCGTTGGTGACATATACCAAGCAATGATAGCAGACAGGCCATAGAAAATGCGGATGGGAGCAAGCAACACTACCTGTTTATCAGGGCTAAGACGCCTCGCTTGCACATCATACATGACTGCCTTGTAAGGGATGCCAAATATGGTGCGCGTGACGAGGAAACAGTCAATGCCGTAATTCCAGATCTTATGGGTGTAACTCGCGCCACCAGCAACCTTCCAATTGAGGCGACCAGTTGAATCAAAGGAGTAGGAATACTCCCCGTTCAAACGGCCAGCGGTCTCAGGTTGGACGGTGTAAAGAAGGTGGGGCTTGGCTTCATAGGCTAGGTGCTCAGGCATATCGACATAATAGTCGACATCGATGAGGGAGACAACGTGGGTGTCATCAGCAACATCGAACTGAGGCTCCGCGGAGGCATCTTTGGCCCAATAGTACATACGTTCGCCAGGGACGTTGAGGTTCTGCTCGTTCTTAGACATCTGGAAAGAATAACGGGTGAGACCAACAGCGACACAAACGGCGTTCATGAACTGGGTTGAGCCAAGTCTATTGCTCGCGGATAGACCATGGGAATGGTTCTTCAAAGCGGCCGGCTGAAAAGCAACGGTCGTGTTGAAGGCGGACCTGAGTCGGCGGTAGTCGTGGATGGGCTTTGGCGCAGAACCAAGCTGTGTCGTTAACAACGCACGGCCGGCCTTGCGCCACTGTACAGTCATCACCGTGCGGAAAAGCGACGTGACAACCAACAAGCCAAAGATACCACCAACAACAGATCCCACAACCCCTTTCGGATCTGTATCAGGGACAGGAGGGAACGAAAAACTCATCAGTGAGTGGATCGTAC